TGCCCAGCAGCTATGTGACCAGCACATATGCAAGATGGTATTGGAAGAAGCGCAGATGCTAAACACTGCCGTGCGTATCCATGCGCCTGAGTTTGCAGAGGAAGCTGGCCTATACAAGATAGCCTATACCAACCACCCATGTACTATATGGGCTAGAGAGACACGCATCAACTACAGGTTTGCTGTACGTCTTATGAAGGCAATGCACGATGAGTACCTGTGGCGTTACCCTCAACGCAAAGAGAATGGCAAGTGGGTTGTCAACAAAGGCCATGTATCTATGCGTCACTTTGATGCGCTGGTTGAGGCAGAAAAATATATACCTGACGTATCTAACTTTATGACGCCGCATCCGCAGTGTTTCAGTGGACACGATGACTGCAAGACTAATGAGGATTGGCCTATCGTTGCCTATCGTGCGTTTTACAGGGTTGACAAGAGTAGTTTCGCTAGGTATAACAAAGGAAGGAATAAACCAGAATGGATGATAACAAAAACATAAGGAAGATACTTGACAAAGCATATTGGGACAGTGTAGTAAAGCTGCGTAATGATATGCTAAACGCTTACAAAAAGGAGTTAGAAGATGGCTAAAAAACTAGAAAACATGACACAAGATGAACGCATTGCATACTGGGCAGCGCAGCGTGAGAAGGAACGTATCCAACGCCGTGACCGCATAGCCAAGCTGTCTCTTGACCAGCGGGTTGCTGTCATCAAGGTATACGAGTTGGTAGATGAGATACTAGACACTGCCATGTATCCAGACTTAGGCGGCATCAAAGCTGTTACTGCCTATGACCTGCAAGAATTGGCAGATGCAAAGAACATACTGCGTCACGAGTTTAACTTTGATATCCGTGAACACGGTTGACATTTGCGAGAATATAATATATAACAGATTATCAATTAACGATAGGAGAATAATTATGCTAGAATATATCCCAGAACACCTCGACTTCAATGTTGAGTTTGAGCCAACTAAAGTTGACGATAAGAAGTATGTCATCAACGGTGACACTGGTGACTACATTGGTATCGTAGGCAATGGCTTCACCTGTGCATCGCATGGTGACTTCTTCCGCAACGTCATGGACACTACGACACAAACACTGTCCAACTACGACATGGAAGGCGCACAGATTAACTGGCGCAGCGCACACAAAGATGGCTGGGCTATGATGGACATGACCTTGCCCAACGTGACTGCCAAGATTGCCACTGATAAGCACGAGACTACGTTAATGAAGCGTATCATTGCGCTGCATGGTGTCAATGGCACTTGCTCTAACACCACTATCTTTGGTGCTATCGACTTCTTCTGTCTCAATGGGCAGATCACAGGCGATCATAACAAAGTTATGCGTAAGAACACCAGTAACTTTAGCCTCGACAGGTTCATCACTGAACTGCACAAGTCACAACAGGACTTCACTGCACAGGCAGAACAGATGCAACGCTGGGCTAACACAAGCCTGATGCACGTTGATGTCAAGGCTATGCTTGAGGGCATTATGAAGTCTGATCGTAAGTCAGAGAAGATGTATGGCTTATACAATCAAGAGGTAGCCACACGTGGACGCAATCTGTGGGCATTGTACTCTGCCTTCACCAACTATGCTACCTATGCAGATGAGCGTAACGGCTTTGCTCTACGCAATACTGGCAGTGACACACAGTCTAAGTCTCTGTTCATGCGTGAGATTGAGGTAGCTAATTGGGTAAATACGCCACAGTTTCAATCAATAGCAGCCTGATGCAGTACAACCTCTTTGATGAGGGTGATTATGATGTTGAATTGGGTGATGAAACCAGAGTATGTATTAAATGTGAGAGAGAACTTGACTTGGTTCTCTTTCCCATTGATGCCTACCATGCGAATGGAGATGTCAGACGTAGGCCAGAATGTGTTGACTGTAGAAGATCAGCACAAAAACAGACAAGAGTTTTACGAAAGTCTGCACCGCCTGTACCTGACAATCATCACTGCCCTATCTGCCTTAGAGATAAGGATGGCATCAAGGGTACTAATCACCCAAGTCACAACTCTTGGTGTCTTGACCACTCACATAATACCGGAGAATTTAGAGGATGGTTATGTCACCAATGCAATAGAATGTTAGGCATAGCTAAAGACAATAGCGATTTGTTAAGACGCGCAATAAATTATTTAGAAGGGAATAATGATGAAACTAAAACAGGTAGCCAATGAATACTATTCTTCCCACGATTACAAGAACTTGCGGGATGAAACTAAAGCACACTATCAATACTGCTTGAACAATGCATTGGCTACCTCTGTTGAGGGGGTAGTCATTGGCGAGGTGGATTGCACTAATCTGTCCACCAAGCAAGCTAAGTTAGCCTATGACCTGTGGTGTGATCGTGGTATCTCAACGGCGAATCACATCATGGCAGCAATAAGAATGGTGCTAAACTATGCTGTAAGAATGGAACACTGCAACATCAATCCCTTCGGTACGGTGCGTAGGAGAGCCACTAAGCCGCGTAAGGTGGTGTGGACGAAGGGGGATGTCAAGAAACTGCTAGACGCTGCGTACAGTGATTTTAGCACTCGTAACATAGGTTTGATTGCTCACATGGCATACGAATGGTGTCAGCGAGTAGGTGACATGAGACTGCTAACGTGGGACATGTTAAATTTTGAGACTAAACGTGTCGTGATACAGCAGTCGAAGCGTGATGCACAGGTAGAGTTACCCATTGACGATGATCTATTTGATATGTTAGTACAGCAGGAACAAGATTTTGGGTTTCAGCCATACGTTGCACCAAGACCGACTTCATACAGAGGTGTGTATGAGCCTTATTCAATGTATAAACTGCCCCTTCACGCTCGTAAGTTGATGGATGAAGCGGGTCTGTCAAAAGATTTACGTCTGTCTGATCTAAGGCGTACAGGTGTAACAGAAATGGTGGATGCTGATGTGGGAATAGGACAAATTATGTCGGTTACAGGACACGCTAACCCACAATCAGTAAAGCCATACCTAAAAAATACATACACCAGTGCAAATAATGCCTTGACAGCACGTAAGAAGTCGTGATATAAGCATTCAACTGCCGCAAAGGAAAGTGATATTACATGAATAATATATATAACATAGTAAGTGATTTAGGTCTTAGTAATGGTGAGACTAAAAGAATGAACTGTCCTAACTGTAAGGGATATAAAACATTTACAGCTACCAATAATTTGGGTAGTCTTGTATGGAATTGTTACAAAGTATCTTGTGGCGTATCAGGTAGCACACGTGTACATCTGTCTGTAGAAGATATAAAGGCTGGTTTTGCTGGCAGTAAGGAGTTTGCAATGGATACTTTTGAATTACCTACATACATTGTACACAATCGTGATAACTTAGCTATGCATAGATGGTGTTCTACTTGGGATATTGATGCAGACAAGTTGGGTTTGCTGTATGACGTAAAGGAAAGCCGTGTGGTGTTTCCTGTCATGCATGATGGAAAGATTGTAGATGCAACGGGTAGATCATTATCTAAACACAGACTACCTAAATGGAAAAGATATGGAAAAAGTGGCTTGCCTTATACCGCTGGGTGTGGTAAAGTCGCAATAGTTGTTGAGGACTGTGTAAGTGCAGCCGTTGTTGGTTACGGTAACTTTGTCGGGGTTGCGCTTCTTGGCACATCATTGCAGGAATCGCATAAAAGGTATCTTGCACAGTTCTCAACAGCAGTCATAGCATTAGACCCCGATGCTTTACCTAAGACACTAGCTATGGCAAAAGAATTACGTGGACACGTGAACGATGTTCGTGTACTACGTTTAATAGATGACTTGAAATATCGTAACCCGACAGATATGGAGAATGTAAATGGAATTAGCACTAATTAGAAGTTTAATGGACAAAGAGTTCTACGAGGATCATCGTGGCTCTCGCTGCCCTGACAGATTGTTCAGTACCGATGTACGCAAGATCAAGCAATCTATTGATGCGGCTATGGATAGGTATGAGCGTACTGTTACGCCAGATGAGATTGAGGCGTTATTCATGGCTAACAATCCAACGCTTACTACGGCACAGAAGGCTTCATACAGTAGCCTGTTTGGTCAGATCAAGCGTGAGCAGCCGATGGGTGGAGATATAGCACAAGAGGTACTCCCTTTCT